CTCTACTTACAACGGTCTACTGGTCTTTAGCTTCACTAATTTCTATCGCGGTCCTGATGGTCGGTTTTGGTTGGTGGTCAAACTTCAGAATGCATGAAAAGGATAAGGATCGACTTAAGGAAGAAATTAAGAAAAACATTGATGAGATGGAGTCTAGAGTCGATGTTAATTTGTCTGATAATCGAACTGAATATCTTAAACTACTAGATCAGCGTCTAGAAAATTTGGCCGACAGGTTTTCCAATGATTTTACTAAACTAAATAGCAATGTTTCTGAAAATGCAACTGAAATGAAAAAAAATACACGTGAGCTAAATAAATTCATGTCTAAAACAAATGTAACTTTAGATCAGCACTCTAAAGATATCATTACATCAGAATGTGAACTCCGAGAGGTGGAAGAGAAAGTTTGGGAAGTGAAAGGTGTTTTTGTTAACGTACTTGTTACTCAGTCGCAAGGAATTGTTTCTGCAGTGGAAAACGATGATGAATACCGAATAAATGGAACGTTAGCGCGTATGGCTGAAACCCTTGAAAAGTTCAACCCACAGAAAGATTTCATTACCGAAAGAGCTGCAAAGCTGATTAGTGATAACGTTGAATTGGCGAGAGAGTACCACCCTATAAACACTATTAAAGTTATTGACTTATTGAAAATAATACCTGCCGAGTAAATAAGGCAAGGTGCTATAATCTATTTATGAAAACAATCATAATAAAATCCTTACATTAGACGGTTGCAATCTAAGACTTGGATAAACTTAATTTGTAGTGTAGCTTCACTGCTACACTACTGCCTTTACCCCAAATCAAACACCAATCCCAACTTCCCTCCGACTTCAGGGTCTTGCTCTACAGAATTTACCATCTTTCGAATAAGCGGCTTAGTCTCATTCTTAAAATAAACCTCATCGTATTTGGCCGGGTCGCCAAGGCCTGCCGTGTTGGCGGGAATGATACCGGCTAATCCGGGCGGGAAACGATGGGCGTTGAGTACATCTTGGGCGCTGACGTTCTTCACGTTCATAAACTCATCTTTCGATTCGAAGTTACCTACGGGGATGATCTGCAGTCCTTTCTCTTTGCCGTTGGGAATATTGACAAACAGACTCTTGAAGTTACCCACGCCTTTGCTGTCCTGAATTTTGGTTTTGATATCCTCTTCAACTTCGGGGTCCAGGTTCGGATCGGTGGCATACATGATGAACCCCATGTGAGCGCCGTTGATATAGTATTTACGTCTGAATAAGGTGGCATCTTCGTTAAGCAGTGCGGCTTGCAGCCCGCCAAGATAATCGGGGCAACCGTAGATCTGCTGCACTGGGTCATATTGCCGCACCCAGATGATATCTTTCGCCTTGTAACGTTTGACCTGTTGATTGCGCTCGAGCACTACCGCTCCACCATCTTTACCCACGCGGGTGCGATAGCTGGGCAGAGGGAATAAACGTACCACCTGGCGAAAACCGTTGCGGATTTTCAGCAAGGCCACATCACCAAACTGCACCAGGTTTAAAAAGGTTGCCTCAATTTGTTGTGCCGTCATACCGCCAGAGGTAAAACGACTCGCAGCCATATTGGCGCGACTCTGCACTATGCCACCGTGTTGGGCATTGCGGCGGGTCAGGTTAGCCAACAGATGCCGATCGACAGGCGGCTCCCAGTAATCATCCATCTGGTTGTAATACAGTGAGTCATAATCGGTGAGCCACATGTTGGGCATTACGGTTTCGGGTAGGCTGAAAACCACAGGGGCATTTGTCTGCTCAGTAGGCTCATTACTTTCTGCATCATTGGCAGCTATTTTGACATCGACCATGTGGATTTACCTTTTTGTGCGTGGTTAAGTGGCTCATTAATTACCGCATGGGCAATTGCAAAGAATACGTCAGCGTGGCCAGTGGTTTGATCTCGGCCTGCTTTAAATGTCATGTTGTCACCGCTGGCGGTGTTGGTTTTACGTATGGCTAAAAAGCTCATGCTGATATCTTTGTGTTCAACATCCCAACTGATCCGCCGCGCCTGCACGACATCAATCATCTTGAGTACTAAGCGGCTCTTACTGCTGACGCTGTAATGAATCGCCATGGCTTCGCGTGGGTAAAGGGTTTGAATTAGGTCGAACACGCCCATGCCGATGCCGGTGGTATCGACGCCAATGTAGGTCACGTGGTACCTGGCATAAATCTTCTGTATTTCGGCAACGTGATGTTGAAAGTTCAATCCGCGCCAGGCATGTTTTTCGAGTACGCGGAATTTCTCACCCTCTTTAATGGGCGGGGCTATCACCACTAGGGTGGCATTGTCGCGCGTTCGTGACGGGTCATAGCCCAGCCACACCTCACGGCTGGCAAATGGCCTTGGGTTCTTGGGCTTAAAGTCGGTCCAATGATCGGCATCGACGGTACATTTATCTAGGTCACTAAACTTAAATACCGAATCGGCATCATCGACAAAGATACACATAAACAAATTGCTAAAATCATCGTCGTTGTATTCGTCGCGTAGCTCCTCGATATCGAACAGCTGACAGCCACCGCGCAGCGCATCCTCAATGGTGACCACATAGCGCCACTGTTTATCCGGGCATATTCGGCCATTGTCGCGGAATTCATCGAAGGTCGGGAATTCAACATACTCGCGGTCAGCTTTACCTCTGCGCCAGTGATCCCCCGTCCAAAAGGTATAAGCGGGGTGTGCCTTGGTCGATGGGGTTGAAAAGTAAGTTTTACGCCAGTTCTTGTGCGTGGCCATGGCCGATGCAAGCTTGTTGAGTTCGTCAAACTTGCCTATCCAGAAGTATTCATCGACATACACATGGCCGTGGTAACTCTGCGCGGTTTTACTGTTGGTACTTAAGAAGCGCAGCTCTGCATCACCGTGGGCGGTATGCAACACAATCGGGTTACCGGTTAGCTCAATTTCAAAGAACTCTTGCGCAATGGCGACAATATAGGTGCGGAACACTTCGGCTTGAGCGCGTGATGCTGACAGGAATATTTGTGGATCTCCGGTCAGCACCGCCTGTTCGAAGGCTTCACCCGCAAAGTAATAGGTGGCTCCAATCTGGCGCGATTTAAGAATGTTTCGAATACGCTGATGCAAATTCTCATGCATGGTTTTCTGGTATTCGAACAAAGTGGCGAACCAGGGGGCAAAATCATCGGCGGTGAGATGACTCACATCATTCTTACGTTTACGCCCTTTGCGCTGCCCTTTTGACTGCGCTTTCTCGCTTGAGCCTTTACCTTTATCTGTGCTGTTTTGGCTATCTTGCTCACCAGCTGCAGTGCGTTCGAGTGCTGCCCTCTGTTTCTTTAGCTTCACATGCTGATTAATCAGCATATCGAGCTCTTTTATTTGCATGCCGGTTTTATCTGAGATGTCGGCTAGCAGCACAATACGGCGGGCTATCGCCTCGTCGACTTCCTCTTCGCGCAGCATATCGCGCCAACCATTCTTGTCAGCCCAGTAATAGATGATGCGGTTATTCGGTAAGTCGAGTTCGTCGCGGATCTCGTCCGGGGTCCAACGGCGCAGATACAAGCGTTTTGCGGCTTCACGAATTTCGGGAGAGTAGGCCATATTGCAGAGATGTGCACCCATATAAATGAAAACTGGCCCTAGTGTATTCACTTACAAACTGACTATAACTGACTAATTTTCAGGTCAATTCGGATAACGTCCCCTATCCGAATTGAGCCGAACTAAACCCAGTGCCAAGGGCAATTCATCTGGCTATGCTGGCCACCTAAATCAGATTAAACCAGTGTAGATGAGCCAAATATGAGTCAATTGAAAACAGATTGGGTGCGTATCGCCACCGAAGGGCAGACATTCCGAAATGTACCTATTGAACGTCAATGGTTAGTCGATATTGCTGAAACCTATACCGTTGAAACATATGGTGCCCGCATCTGGCCTGATCATCGTCGTTGGTATGGTGCCTGGGGCGATGTGCTCGAAGTTAAAACCGAAGAGCAAGATGGCAAGTTGCGTCTGTTTGCCAAACTGAAACCCAATACCCAACTGATCTCTGCTAACGAGCAAGACCAAAAAGTATTTACCTCTATCGAACTTGACCCCAATTTTGCCCAATCGGGTAAAGCCTACCTCACAGGTTTGGGCGTAACTGATGAACCAGCCAGTTTAGGTACCGACCGCCTTAAGTTCTCAACTAAAGAACGCTTTGAAACGCATCAATATGGCGCGCCTGAACAGCTGGTTATCAGTATCCCCGATGTAGAACACGCCGAAAGTGACGAACAGCCAAAGCAAGAAAAGCAGCTCTTCAGCATTTTGAAGAAATTCTTTAAATCTAATTCGCCAGATCTGGCACCCGAACCTTCAGAGGAAGAACCCATGAACAAAGAACAGTTTGAAGCCTTGATGGGCCAATTTACAACATTTGGTACCCGTCTGGAGGGGCTTGAATCGAAAGTAGAATCCTTTGGCAAAAAGCCAGAAGGTGAGCAAGAGGCCGGTGATAAGGGTAAGCCAGAAGGTGAGCAAGACACAGGCAAGCCAGAAGGCGCAACGATTACCACTGAGCAATTCAGCACCTTAAACGAAAGCCTCACGGGATTGGTCGCCAAGTTTGAAAGTATGGAAACCAAGTTCAATGCATTAAGCCAAGAGACTGGTGACCAAGAGCCAGATCCTGCAGGGGCGGGGGAATCATTCACCGTTGTGTAAATCGTTGCAATCGATAGCCGACATTCATCACTAAAAAAGAGAGAGCAAAATGAATTTAACACCAGTCGCACTCGCCTGTTTGCTGGCCTACGGCGCGAACATGGCACAAAGCTATGGCGTTGATGATGTTCAACATCAATTCAGCGTTACTGGCCCAATGGAA